TATAAGAACCATCTAATAAAATTCCCATAGCAACTAAAATTGGTTTTATATTTTGAAGATTATAAGTTTGATTAATAACTAAACCTGTTAATGTTCCATCAGGATTAACACCAGGTCCTATATCAACTGGAACTAAAGCTCCACCTTGTGTGCGATAAATAGTATAATTTCCAGATGTAGAAGCCTGTATAACATTTACAGGTCTATAATTATATGGCCAATTAGTATAATTAGACCATTCATTACGTAAATTAACATCACTTCTTTGAAAATAAAATAACCAACTAGAAACCATTCCTAATGAATCCAGTTCAATTCTGTTGGGTCCAGTTACATTTGGAAATATTTTTTCGTGAACTTGTTTTATTAAATATTTTTGTTCTTGTAAAGCAAATAATCTTTCTTCATCATTAGATAAAAAACAATAAGTGCAGTTTAAATGAATATCAGCATTCCAAATACCTCTTTGATCTGGATAAGATGTTATATCTAAGCATAAATCAGGTGGAGGGTGTAAAAAACGATAAAACTGCATATACCAAGAGTTAAAATTAGGTGCTATATATGGATAATTATTAAACGCATCAAATACATCACGAATTTGAAATAATTGATTAATTGGTCTAAATGTAACATTAATTTGTAATTCATTATATTGTAAAGATGTTAAAGGAAATGCCATTTGTGATTTTAATCCAAACCAATTATTCAAAGGAATATATAATATTCTACCTCTAATAGAAGGTTCTGGACCTGCTACATCTCCAGTATAAAATGCGTTTGGATATGAATTTACACGAGATTCAGCATTTGCTGGATCAACTAATTCAGGAACATGACCTATCATATTATAAAATAATTCCTTTTTAGTATTTGAGAAATCTCTTTGAACAGCAGCTAATAAATAATCACCTGAATATTCTTGTAATGTATAATTACCACATATAAAACTAATTTTAGAAATCATTTTTGCTCCTATATATTCAATCCATTTGAATTCATATGGAGCCCATTGTTCAATGTTACCTAGACCTTGAATTGTTGTTTGCTCAGTAATTTGTTGAGGAGGTAAAATTGGACTCCATATATTTGGCAAAACAACTGATAAATAACAATCCATTAAAAGATCCGCATATCTTGGTATTTTAAAAGTAAAATACGATTCTTCAGAAAGCCGCAATGTCTTGGAGCCTTCATAATCAACTCTAAATTTTTGTAATCCAAAATTAGTATATTGATGATATGTAGATTTAAAGAAACTCTTACTAGGATTTCCATTTAAAATTATATTTTGTTGTCCTTGACTTACTAGTTGTAAAAGTCCTCCAGCCATATTTTTTATAATATAATAATATATTTTTAATTACATATTCCTGATAATATAATTTACAATAGTTTATTGATTTTTACAACTTTGTTTCGCCAATTATAGAGTAATTCATCAGTGCAAAGTATTAGTAACTATTCGCTAAGCAAGGGTGTAAAAACATGAATATGTAAATAATTAGGGTAATTTTTACATAAAATACATTCAACATTATTATTAGCATAATTATCATATTTTTTTATTAAATTATAATTATCATTTAATGCGTGAATATGTTGTCCTTTAATGTTTTTACAAACAATACATTTTCCACCATTATAATGAATATAAGAATTATAATAAAATTTAAAATACAAAAATATTATACTAAATATAATCAATATACCAAACACTAAATATAATAAATTGTAATTTTTCATATATTATTATAATATTTTTATTTATATAATATAGTATGGATAATATTTCAAACGCAAACAAAAATATATCTAATGTAGTAAAAAATTTATCTCAGATGAAAGAATCTACTACTGTAGTGCTTATAAGTTGTATAATATTTATAATAATAATAATTTCATTTTTAGTATATTTTTACTTTAATGGTTTAAGAGGTAGAGAATGTAAAAACATGAATAAAATTTATGGTGATCTAAATGGCAAAATTAGATCTATAGATGATTCTGACCAATTTAATTATACATTTAAGGATTATTATATTAAGACAGCATATAATTGTTGTAGTGGTGGTAATTACAAAAATGATTATGTGGATACATGTAATTTAAAGACACTTTTAAAACAAGGTGTAAGAGGTTTAGACTTTGAAATATTTTCTATCAATGATGGACCAGTTGTAGCAACTTCAACGAGTGATAGTTATTATGTTAAGGAAACATTTAATTATGTAAATTTTGTTGATGTAATGAATATAATAAGAGATTATGCTTTTTCAACTTCTACTGCTCCTAATTCTCGTGATCCAATTATAATACATTTACGTATTAAAAGCACAAATCAAACAATGTATCAAAATTTTGCGAAGTTATTAGAAAATTATGATTCTATTTTATTAAGTAAAGATTACGATTCTGAAAATAATGGTAAAAATTTTGGTAACGTGCCTATCAAAAATCTATTAGGTAAAGTAGTAATTATTGTTGATAGAAGTAATATATCATTTTTGGAATGTCCTGAATTCTATAGATTTGTAAATATGACTAGTAATTCTGTTTTTATGAGAGCATTACATTATTATGATATTAAATATACACCAGATATGAATGAATTAATTGATTTTAATAAACAAAATATGACAATTGGTATGCCAGATAAGGGTTCTAATCCTGAAAATCCTAGTTCCTTAGTTATGAGAGAAATGGGCTGTCAACTATTAGCAATGCGTTATCAAAAAATTGATGTAAATATTGAAGAAAATGATATATTCTTTGATGAAAAAGGTTATGCGTTTGTGTTAAAACCAGAAAATTTACGTTACATACCAGTTACAGTTCCATTACCTCCAGCACAAAATCCAGAATTATCATATGCTACAAAAACAGTTAAATCCGATTTTTATAGTTTTAATATATAAATAAAAATAAGAATAATTTATTATTCATATTATTTTAGGATTATCATAAAATAATTAGTAATTATTCCTATAGTTTTTTTATAAATTATTTTATCATTAATATATAGAAATATTAATGAAAAAAAATGAATTATGTAAAGATTTAACATTTAGTGACTGTGAATTAGCTATTTTAAGAACCGCAGTTGATAAAGCAGAAGAGAAACAAGGAAAGAAAACGGCTAATTCTCCAGAAGTTAAACGCATAATAGGAATAGTAGAAAATTTTTTAAGAAAAAAAAGTCTGGTATGTTATGGTGGCACAGCGATTAACAATATCTTACCAAAACAAGACCAATTTTATAATAAAGATATTGAAATTCCTGATTATGATTTTTATAGTCCAAATGCGTTAAATGATGCCAAGGAATTAACTGATATTTACGTTGAAAATGGTTTTCAAGAAGTTGAAGCTAAATCAGGACAACATCATGGCACATTTAAAGTATTTGTTAATTTTATACCAGTAGCTGATATAACTTCTTTACCTAAAGATCTATTTAATGCTATTAAAAAAGAATCAATAAAAGTTGCTGGTATTTTATATGCTCCACCAAATCTTCTTCGTATGGGTATGTATTTAGAATTATCAAGACCAGCAGGTGATGTTAGTAGATGGGAAAAAGTTTTGAAACGTTTAACACTATTAAATAAACATCATCCACTTGTAGGAAAGCAATGTTATGAGATTGAATTTCAAAGAAAAATGGGAAATTCTGAATTTTCTGATAAAATTTATGATAATGTTCAACATACTTTAATAGATCAAGGTGTTGTATTTTTTGGTGGTTATGCTCTAACATTATATTCTCAATATATGCCATCAAAATTACGTCATAAATTTCAAAAAATTCCTGATTTTGATGTTCTTTCTGAAGAACCCTTGCTTACTGCTGAAATTGTGAAAGAACGTTTAACTGATATTGATGTAAAAAATGTTAGAATTATAAAGCGGCCTGGAATTGGTGAAATTATAGCGCCTAATTATGAAATAAAAGTAGGAAATGATACTATAGCATTTATTTACGAACCATTAGCTTGTCACAGTTATAATATTATAAAAGAAAACGGTTATGATGTTAAAATTGCTACAATTGATACTATGCTTAGCTTTTGGTTAGCATTTTTATATGCGAATCGTCCTTATTATGATAAAGATCGTATATTATGCATGTCTAATTATTTATTTAAAGTTCAAGAAAAAAATAGATTAGCGCAAAAAGGTTTGTTAAAACGATTTAGTATAAATTGTATGGGACACCAAGAAACTGTGGAAGAAATACGTGCTGAAAAAGCGGAAAAATTTGCTGAATTAAAAGGAAAACGTAATGATCCTGAATATGAAGAATGGTTTTTGAGATATCGTCCACTTGATAAACAAGAAGAAAAAGAAAAAAAACGCAATCAAGAAAAACGCAATCAAGAAAAAGTCAATCAAGAAAAAGTCAATCAAGAAAAAGATAAAAAAACAAAAAGTAATAGAAAAAAGAAAAATAAAACTAAGAAACAAAAACAAAAAGGTTTTTTCTTTTAAACATGCTCATTCTTACATAATCTTTCTATAAATTTATCCTTATTTCTTTCTTCATTCATGTATATATTTATTATTTCAGCAGGAGAATAAAAATCTTCTTTTATATTTTCTAATTTATCATTTTCTAAATTCTCATCAAATAAATGTGTATATATTTCTTTGATTATTTTACGTGAAACATATGATAATTCTAATGTTATATCTATTCTTCCAGGTCTTATTAAAGCAGGATCTAAATCATAATAATGATTTGAAGATATAATCATTATTCTTCCTGGTGTTTCACGAATACCATCCCATAAATTTAATATATCATCTAGTGTTATTGGTTCTTCATCTATTAATAACTTAGGAATTTCATATGTTTTTTCGTTTGCTTTTTCTGTAGCAACTATAGTTTCTAATAAATCACCTACATTAATTTTTGAATTATTTGTTAATTCTTCAAATTCTATTTTTTTTCCAAAACCAGTTAAACTCTTATTTTTCTTTTTTTCCCTATCTAATATTATATCTCCTATACAATCTATATCCTCAAATACAATAATCTTTTTATCAAAACAAATACTGTTTTTTTTATTATTTAAGTTATATCTTTCTTCAAAAAATATACTATCTAATTGTTTTTTTGTTTTTATTAATTTTAAAGAAATAACTATTACATGACGCTTAGTGTAATTGGCTATAGCTTTAATCAAAGAAGTTTTACCAGTTCCTGGTGGTCCATGCATTCCAATACCTAGTGAATACGGAATTCCTTTTTCAAAATACCATTCTTTATTATTTAAAAAAAAGTCTAACTTTTTTATTAAATTTACTTTTTCTTTAAAAAATATATTTTTAAATTGTCTTGTGCTTGAAAAAACATTTTCATCCCATATTTCATATTTATTATCATCGTATTTTGTTTTTGTTAGTGTATATATAAAATTTTTATTTTCACGTAAATCTTCAATTGATGATAAATATTTTTTTGTTAAATTTTCAACGAATTCTTTTATAGTTTTAATATCACTTTTATAAGAATATAATTCAATTACTATTTTTTCAATTTTGTTTGTTGTTTTGGAATTTTTACCATCTTGTTCTTGTTCTTCATTAGTTATATCTGTAATAGCATAAATTTCTAGTTCTTTTGATATTAAAAATTTATCTTTTTGAATTACCATATAAATTCCCAAATCTCTTTTATTATCTCCTGATGGATTTTCAAATGAATATTCTTTTATATGTTTTATAGTTGAATTTTCTCCCACATTATCTATAATATACACCCATAATGCCTTGAATCTATCACTAAAAGAATTTGTTTGATTTAATTTACTATCATAATAATTCGTTGTTAGTGAAATTTTACCATAATATTCTACGACATTTTTTTTATAAAACCAAGATTTATAATCTAAATTAATTATTTTTATTTGTTTTATATTATCAAATAAATTATTATTAATGAAGTGGAATAAATATGTTACACCAGTTAATAATATAGTTGTTATAAATGTATCAACTACTGTATTTCCAGTTTTTATTTTATCAAATAAAATCATATTAACTATATTTCCAGACACTAATTTTAATTGTTCACTAATAGGCCCTCCATTAAACATGATTAATATAATTAAAATATTATATTTAAATATATTATTTATAATTTTTATTTAGAATTTCAATCCTAAACCTACCTTAAAATAATGCCAAAAACTTTTTCTATCTTTTAATATACAAATATTTGTATCCGTAATAATCTTAAACCAAGTTAAATTTTTTGATTTTACAACTGTATCATTAATTTCTCCTCCATACGAAATAAAACCTATTATTAATAAAAATATTATTATATAATATATTATTCGCTCAATTCTATTTATTATTATGAAATCAGTTTTTTTTATAGGAAATAAACGCACTTTATATGGCCAGTTTAATGTTATCCAATATTTATTTTTATTATATATTTCTTCATCTTTTGGATCAGTAATTTCTGATCCTCTATCTATATAAAAATCTTTATTTAATTCTAAGAAATAAATTATAAAAATTAATAATAGAACTAGTGCTGAAATTATAACATCTAATCTCATTACTACTAAAAATCCTAAAAAGTAAAATATTGAATATATTAACTTTTCAATAGGTGGTGTATATTCCAATTTTCCTGTATCTGATACTAATGTAACTAGGAAATAAAATAACCAAAATGATATTACTAACTGTAACCACTTATTTTTCTGGATATAATTTATTTGAAAACAAGTAAATATGCTTGAACCTATATAATTACCAACTAACAATAAATAAAAAATAGCAAATGATTTTATTAAATCTGCTTGTCCAGTAGTTATTTCTTTAAAAAATTCTAACATTTTATTTTATATATATAAATATTTTTAAAATTTAGAAAAATGTTTTACTGTTTTTGATAATGTATAGTATACAAAACCAAATAGTCCACAAGTTAAAATTAACCCATTTATATTATAGTTTCCATCTTTATGACAACAAAATGTTAAATGTTTAAATATTAATTTTTTTAGAAAAGGTAATTGAAATAAGAAATATAAAACAGCTAGCAAAATTGGTCCTTGTAATTCATCATAAATTGAATCCAATGAATTTTCCATTTTTTCTTGTCTAGTCCATAAATTATTACTAATATCTTCATCTGATTCCAATATATAATCTCTTTCTCTTGGTGCTGGAATATAATTTGGTTGAACTTGTAAATCATTTGTTAAAATATCTGTATTTAAAGAAATATCTCTACTTGGTAGTTGTGTTGCTCCAGCTAAACTTGCTTGTTGTAATCCATTTACAATTTGACTTATAGTTGTTTGATCTAATGATAAACTTCCTCCATTATTAACAGGTTGTTGTGATATAACAGTATTATTAGTTTCTTGTAATTCACTTGTAACTAAACTAATATTTCCTCCGATAGAACCACCATTTGTAGGATTAGTTGGTAGATCATTTATATTTGTTGAATTCATTTCTGCCATATATTTATCTAAAGATTCGGCTATTTTTAAATTTACGCAAAATTTTATGTTAAATATTTAATATTGTTTTTTTGTTATCGCATTTTACAGCACTTTTTTCAATTTTATAACATTTTCCATCAAATTTATATATTTGATTCTCTATTTCTTCTATTGGAGGAGCAGCTAATACTTTACATCTTTTTCCTTTACATACACTCCTAAATAATGATGCTAATCCAATTCCTAATAAAATTGACATAACTATTTTTCCTGTTTGACTATGAACAAATTTATCCAAATACATTTATATTATACCTTTAAAAAAAAGTATTATATAAAAAATATCATTTCATAAACATAAAATATAAATATATTTTTATATGATTTTATTTATTTTTGAATAGGAACTGTTTTTATTGATAAAGGATTCATTGGACAAGATGTTTCTACTGGTTTAAATTCAAAACATTGATCTACTTTATCTTTATATTGAGTATTCAAATAATTTTGAGGACTAGGATATATATATATAGTTTTAGTTTCTGGACCTAATACATATACAAAAAACAAACCCAAGGCAAAACTAATTAAAAAAATTGGTAATGATATATATTTATTAAGCATTTTTATATATAATATATTATTTTATTTTTTTTATATCTTAACAATAATTTGGTCTCCATCTGATTCATAATTTCCTTCTTCTGTATTTCCTTCTTTATTTCCTTCAAATTTTAATGGAAAAGATATTGATTCTTCTTTCTCTTCTTTCTTTTCTACATCTTCTACATCTTCCTGATCACCAAAATCTTCTTCTTCATCTCCAACTATTTCTAATGTAGGTTTTAACTTTTTAGTTTTATTTTTTTTCAAAATATCTTCTTCACCGATTTTTCTAGTTTTTGACATTGTTTTAGTTTTTCTTAATCCCTTAATAAATTTTATTACTTTATCATCACTTTCAAAACATTCTTCTTCACTTTCTATTGTATTTTGTCTTTGTATTAAAATATATTTTTGATCATCAGCATCATATTCTACTATATTCACAGCAAATCTAATATTTTGTATTTCTTTCAATTTGGGAATCATCTCATTTACATAAAAATTTATAGCTTGATTCATTATTAATTCATTGTTAGAATCCATATATTCCTGAATCATTTGTTTAAAGGGAAGTAAACATCCAATACCAAATTCATTTATACTTTTATTTAATAATATAATTCTTTCTGGATTATCATTTTTTAATATGTCTTTTTCAATTGAATACCCCAATTGTTCTGTTTCTTTCTTTAAATTAGTTGTTAATTTCTCAAAAATAGAAATAATATTTTGACCTTTTTCAAAAAATAGTGCGTTATTTTTTTGTTTTATAATATCCAATTTAATTTTTTCAACACTTTCTAAACCTTCATTTATTATTTTATCAAATTGTTCTCTAACAGAATAATTAATTTGAATATCTAATGGACAAGGATTAGTTAAATCACCACATTTAGCAATAAATTTTCTTAAAATTTCAGTATTATCATAACTAATATTAAATATGGTTCCTACATTTCTTTTACAATTTATACACTCGTGTTTTGGTAATCTGGCATATTCTACACGTTTTTCTTTGTTAGTTTTTTTACTTTTTATAATTGGTTTTACATATTTATCATAAAATACTCTTTCATATTTATCTTTTAATCTATAAAATTCATTTATTGCTTCTATTGCATTCATTTTTTCTTCACTCATTATAAATTATATTTATATATTTATATTTATATATTTATATTTCTTAGTTTGTTGTA